GAATGGGATGTTAGTGCGAAAGTCGAAAATCCCAATGAAACTGGTCGTATGTTGATTGGCTTTATTGAGAAAATTCTTTTGAAGGATCCAGTTATTGACGAGATCCTTCAACGAGCAAAATAAGGGGGATAAAACCCATTTACAGCCCATTCAAATCTCCCCTAACCCCTCTTTGCGAAAGAGGGGGATTTAAGTGGGCTGAATAATGTGTTTTAAAAAGGAATAAACAATGCATAAAACAAAACCAAAGCTGATCCAGCTAATTCATATAGCCAAGCAAAAACTGGCAATGGATGAATATAGCTATCGCGCCATGCTTGAGCGCGTTACCGGGAAAAAATCATGCAAAGAAATGAGCGTGACAGAGTTAATGAAAGTGGAAGCGGAAATGGAAGCCAAAGGATTTAAGAAAACCAGCCGCCGAAATCATTCACCAAGCGGGAAAAGTGCGGTTGTAAAAAGCAACATTGCGTACAAAATTCGCGCCATTTGGATTGAAATGAGCAAGCAAGGGCTTGTGCGAGACGGGTCAGAAAATGCGCTCAATGCGTTTGTGCGCGGCGTAGTGAACCCTATTTACACTAAGCGCGGGATGAATATTCAAGTGCTTAACGTGGGCGCTTTACGCGATGATATGGCCAGTCTAGTGCTTGAGCGATTGAAAAAATGGCAAGCAAGAGGTGGTCTATGAAATTATGCCGCTGTCCTGTATGCCACTCCGATATTCATTTAGACCAACTGTTAGAAGATGAAGCGGGGCGCGAAATTTTAGGGCTGCTTACCGAGTTAAAATATGGCGTAGCCCGCCCTTTGGTTTCATACATTGCACTATTTCGCCCGGATAAATCAGCGTTAAGCAACTCAAGAGCGGTTAAATTAATGCGCGAAGTGCTAGATTTATTCCCACCTTCTCAATTATTAGCCCACTGTTTGAGTGAAACGGTCAATTCAGTGCAGAAAAAACGCCGAGAAAGCCGAAATCTCGCCCCGCTTAACAATCACCGCTATTTAATGCAAGTGATGGAAACGAACCGACCACTCTTTTCCGGTACAGGTTCGGCTGCCGTAAATAACGCAGAACGCCAACAGGCCGAACGCACTAATCACGGCAATGATGATATTGAAAACACCATTTTATATATTGAGCGTTTTTATCAGCTGGGGCAACCGGTGGATCATTTGCCAGGCTATGATGTATGGAAAAAGTGGAAAGATAAACAGCAAAAATGAACTTTTTTTACCGCCGAAAGGCGGTTTTTTTATTTATAAATCAAGTAATTATTTGAAAGTTAAATATTTGCTTTAAAAATAGTCCGCACAAAGCGGTTCAAAATCGCTATAATTTTGAACAATAGTGATCGTCCAAACAGTAGAGGTGGCTATGTTGAATGCAAACAATGAACAAATTGAAACGTTTAATGAGAAAGCGCCTGAAATTTTGGCGGATTTAGCAAAACACACAGAAGTAAAAATCAAAGAAAAAATCGCTGATATTGAGCCAAAACTCGCCCAGCAAATCAGCATTGAAGTGGCAAACCATATCGCGCAATGCTGGGGCGGTGAGGTGATTTATATCCCTCGTAATCTTGTCTTATTACTAAACGAACGCGACCGGAAGATTTTCAACGAATTCAACGGCACAAATCACCGTGAACTCGCAAGAAAATACAACGTATCAATGCAGTGGATTTATCAGATAGTGAAAAAAATCACAAAAGAAGAAATCGCAAGACGCCAATTTGATATGTTCGGCAATGCGTAGCCGCTAAAAGTGAGAAAAAACGTCCGAAAGGGCGTTTTTTATAAGCAAAATAAATTTTATTGGAGTATGATTTTGCCGAACCATTTATAACTTAAGGAAAAAACATGAAAAAACTACTATGTGCCTTTTTTGCTGGTGTGCTAGCTTGGTCATTGACCGCCTGTTCCGAAGATGAAGACCTAAATGCTCCAACATCATCAGAAATATCAGATGTAAAACTAAATCTTTATAAACTACTTCCTAAAGGCAGTGATAAATCTGCGACTTGTGAAAGTAGAAAAATTGGAGAGCATTATTATCTAGCTTGCAATTACATTGCAATTGGGCAAGCGCCATCATCGTTGTATGTTTTTTATTATGATAAAGTAAAAGATCCTGTTAAGCGTTTCTATGCGCTCAACGGTAAAGCCATGAGCCTATATGATGAAGAATTGAAATATGTGTCAATGCTAGGTAACTATAAAGACACATTTGGGCTTCCTCTGCCTGAAAGTATTAATATGGGCAAAGTAATGAAAGAATTTGAATTTATGCGCAAATAACGTCTTTAAATCAATTTAAAATCAAAACAAACGAGCCTGTTTTAAACTCCTTTTTAGTCTTACAAAAGGAGTTTTTTTATGTCTTTATCCTTACCTATCACAAAAATTGTGATCCATTGCTCCGCTACTCGTAACGGCAAGCAACTCAGAACAGTTAATCAAACCGCCGCTCAACGTATTAATGACTGGCACTCACAACGCGGCTTTAAACGCGACCCAATTTTAGCCAAAAAATTCAATCCGCATCTGCCTAACATTGGCTATCACTTTGTAATTGACACAGATGGCACGGTTGAAACAGGCCGAATGGTTGGCGAAATTGGCGCACACGTGAAAGGTCATAATCAACACTCGCTAGGCATTTGTCTTGTTGGCGGTATTACCCCAACCGGCAAAAACCATGGTGAATATACCGAAAAACAATGGCTCTCCTTGCACAAATTATTGCAAAAACTAGAGAGCGAACACCCCAGCGCACGCATTTGTGGACATCGTGATTTGAGTCCAGACGTTAATGGCGACGGCACAATCACCCCGAATGAGTGGATTAAAGACTGTCCTTGTTTTGATGTTTGGGCGTGGTTGGATAGTGAGCAAGTGATTAACGTTGACCATTTATTTCGGGGGTAAATATGGGACTTGCAATGTTTTTATTCGGCGTGTTCGTCTTTTTAGCCGTTATTTTACTAATTATAGACCAAGAGTTTGCTGCACTTTTGTGCGCTGGCGGAGCGGTATGTTGTTTTGTCGTTATTATCACAATGATCAACATTCAGGACACCTGCCAGAATTACGGCAAATTTAATGTGGGCGGTAATTTCTATCAATGCCAACAAATTCAGGAGAGGAAATGAGTGCACCAACCTATTCAGCAAAGGATAAAAAATCATTTTCACGCGGCTGGAAATCAAGCAATAACGCGAAACTCAACCGAGTTGTAAATAAAGGCATGACCGCCGCCACCGTTTTTTATGCTCGTTGGAGACCATGATGGAACGAGAAGTACGTGGCATCACACTGTTTTCAGTGTTATGGGAGATCATGATTTTTGGTGGCTTTATATCTGCCAATGAGTTTGCAATAAAGAACCTTATTCAAGCCTATGAGTGGTTATTTTATTTTTTCACAACGATTTCGCTGTTGGCGCTTTTATTTGGCACTTCCCATGAATACCAATATACAAGAGCCAAGTATCATTGGGAATTTGTAACCAACACTCTGCTGGGCTTAATGTTGGCCTATTACGGTTATTTTTTCTGCGCGAGCGTACTGACATTATGGGGGTATGTTTCAACGCCAAAAGTTTATTTCAAAAAGGAAAAAGAAAATGGGAATGAAAGAACTGATCACCAACAATGATGGACGATTATCAACGACTGCGTTCATCCAGTTTTTTGGCGCGCTATTAATGGCTGGCGTGCTGGTCTATACCGTATGGTTGGATCGTAGTTATGTGGGCGAATTGTTTACGACATTTGCTATTTTTTGCGGCGGTGGCGCAGCAACGAAAGGCTTCGCCAATGCAATGCAAAGCAGAAATAGCCAAGGGGGCTGAAATGATTAATCTTTATATCGTTGGGGCGGCTTTCGCCGTTTTGGCTGGCGTGTTTATCCATGGTCGTGTACAAGCGGCAAAAATTCGCAAACAGCAAGAAGAGATTGAATTCGTAAAACGTGAAGCGGCCGCAGTCGCCCAGGAGTTAGAAAATGCAAACACAGCAAAAAACATTACTGAAACTAACCGCACTTTGTCTAGCAAGTCTGTTGATGAGCAGCTGCAGTCAAAAGGTTATTTCCGTGAAGACTAGCGGATGTTCAGCATTCGGTCTTATTTATCCAAGCCGTAAAGATACAGAAGAAACCAAACGGCAGGTGCTTAATCATAACTTGACTTATGAAAAAATCTGCCAAAAGAAGGAACCTAAATAATGCTAGAAACACTGGAGTTTATCCAGCGCCATTGGGCAATCGTTGTGGCGATTGGCGGGGCTGTGTGGACATATTTTTGGTTGACCATGGACAGCAAATACGCGCGCAAAACCGATGTGTCAGACTTGCGCAAGGCGATTGAAAACAATGAAAAAAGCCTTTCAGAAGTCAAAGGCGAATTAAGACATCTGCCAACTTCAAAAGAAGTGGCTGATTTGCGTTTATTAATGACGGAAATGAAAGGCAAAACCGACGTATTAAATACCAATATTGGCAGCCTTAACCATCAAGTGAAGTTGTTAATTGAAAAAGAGGTAAATAAAGAATGATGCGCCAAGATATTTTCACAAAAGACCAACGATTGGTGATTCTGCGCTCACTTGAAGAGTGTGGCTATGATGCCAATGAAAGCATTTTAAATGATTGCTTAGATATGTATGGCCACGATATTAGCCGAGACTTAGTGCGAAACCACCTGTTATGGCTTGAAGAGCAAGGCTTAATTACGCTGGCTCGTTTAAACAATAACGGCAAAGATTTCTTCGTGGCTACTATTACACAGCGTGGGTTGGATGTGGCACAAGGTCGCGCTTTCGTGGACGGCGTAAAAAAGCCAAGTCCAAAGATTTAAACCCAATTTAAAGGAGGTTTAAATGACCGATAAAAACACACGCGGCCGCGCAAGCAAAGTGGATTTACTTCCACCTAATATCAAAACCCAACTGGCAATGATGTTGCGGGACAAACACCTTTCACAAGCGCAAATTCTTGAAGAAATCAACGACCTGATCCGTGATTGCGGGTTAGATGACAGCTATCAATTAAGCCGCACAGGCCTCAACCGTTACGCCAGCCGCATGGAACAAATGGCGAGCAAAATTCGCAACGCGCGTGAAGTCGCCGAAATTTGGACGAAACAATTCGGGGAAGCACCGCAGAGCGATATTGGCAAGCTGTTGATGGAAATTGTTAAGAACCTAGCGTTTGAAACATCCATTGGTATGAGCGAAAACGGCCAGGCAGAACCCAAAGACCTTGCATTATTATCGTCTGCTATTCAACGCTTAGAACAGGCTGAAAGTTTAAGTTTTAAACGTGAGCAAGCAATACGCCAGGAAACTATTAAGCGTGCTGCAGAGGCCGTGGAAGAAGTGGGGAAAGAACAAGGCGTGAGTCTTGAAGATGTGCAAAAAATGGTAAAAGCAGTTTATGGCATCGAATAAAACCGTTCTCTATAACTATCAAAAAAACTGGCTAAATGATAAAAGCCGGTTCAAGGTGGCTATGTTTGCTCGTCAGACGGGTAAAACATTTACAACCACCTTTGAAATTGTGATGGATTGTTTAGCGGCAGAAGCTAAAGGTGAACGCACGCGCTGGGTTATTTTATCTCGCGGGGAACGCCAGGCAAAAGAAGCGATGAACGAGGGGGTAAAACGCCACCTTGAAGCGTTAGGCATGGTTTGTGAAGTATTGGAAGTGCCGTTTAATTCAACAATCAACGCGCTCGAAGTTGTTTTTCCGGGTGGCTCAAAAATCACCGCGCTTCCCGCTAACCCTGATACCGCCCGTGGTTTCTCGGCAAATGTGTTCTTAGATGAGTTTGCCTTCCATGCAGATAGCCGCGAGATTTGGAAAGCATTATTCCCGGTAATCTCTGCAGGATGGAAATTGCGCGTGGTATCAACTCCAAACGGCAAGGGGAATAAGTTTTACGAATTAATGACCGATGTCAATAACACTGAATGGTCTCGCCACACAGTTGATATTTACCAGGCGGTTGCTGACGGATTGCCGCGTGATGTTGAACAGCTTCGCCGTGGTTTAAATGATGAAGACGCTTGGGCGCAAGAATTCGAGCTGAAATGGCTAGATGAAGCAAGTGCATGGCTATCCTATGACTTAATTGATGGCGTAGAACATCCGGACGCTGGCAAGCCAGAACTCTATCAAGGTGGCGCTTGTTTTGTGGGAATGGATATCGCGGTGCGCAATGACTTGACGGTGATTTGGGTGGTTGAATTGGTAGGCGATGTGTATTGGACGCGAGAGATTGTGACATTAAAACGCGTGCAATTACGCCAACAACAGGAAGAGTTAAACCGTATCATGCGCCAGTATCACGTAGTAGGCGGCAATCTCGACCAAACAGGTATGGGTGAAAAAATGGTCGAGGACGCACAGTACGAACACGGCAAGCGAATTCAAGGTGTCCTTTTTAACGTTTCCACCAAACTAAAAATGGCCACTATCGGTAAAACGGCATTTGAAGACCGCAAAATTCGCATCCCGCAAGGTGACGCGGATTTGCGAGAAGATTTACACAAGCTCAAAAAAATAACCGGCAGCAATGGCCAACCACGGTTTACCGCAGAAAGCGACAGTAACGGTCACGCCGACCGAACCTGGGCGTGTTTTTTAGCTTTAACCGCCGCAACGGAGGCGGTTATGCAACCGGTCAAGGCGTACAGCCGTAAACAACGAACAAGTCGTAAAATGACCCAAGGATATTAATTATGACAACAAAAAAACAAGATTTAATCGGCGTCATCGCTACCCGCGCGAAGGCTATCGACTTTTGGTCGTTTATGCACTACCTCCCAAACCCTGATCCTGTATTGAAGAAAATGGGGCGCGACATTTCAGTCTATCGCGAAATTTTGTCAGATAGCCATGTGGGTGGTTGTGTTCGCCGCCGTAAAGCTGCAATTAAAGGTTTAGAGTGGCGCATTACCCCAACCGGAAATGAAAAAACAGATGAAATCCTGGCCTCTCTTTTTGACCGTTTACCCGTAAATCAAATCATTAATCAAATTTTAGACGCCACCCTGTTTGGTTACCAGGCGCTTGAGGTAATGTGGGCAAGCGAGAACGGGTTATTACTCCCGACTGAAATAGTCGGAAAGCCACAAGAGTGGTTTGTATTTGATGAAGGCAACCGTTTAATGCTGCGCACAAAAGAGAACCGCAATGGCGGCATTGTGCCGGAAAAGAAATTTTTACTCGCAACCCAACAGGCCGACTACATGAACCCATACGGTCGTGCAGACCTGGCGATGTGTTTTTGGGCGGCGACCTTTAAGAAAGGCGGGTTCAAGTTTTGGTTAGAATTTGCTGAGAAATATGGCTCGCCGTGGTTGGTTGGTAAATACCCACGAAACGCTAACACTCATGAAATTGATGAGTTGTTAGATAGCATGGAAAAAATGCTCGGCACAGCCGTGGCAGCTATCCCGGATGACAGCTCTATTGATATGCTTGAAAGCGGAAGCAAAGGCGGGTCATCGCAGGTGTTTGATGATTTTCTTCGATACTGCAAATCAGAAATCGCCATCGCATTATTAGGGCAAAATCAAACCACAGAAGCCGAAGCAAATCGTGCAAGCGCCACGGCTGGCTTAGAAGTGACCCGTGATATTCGCGATGATGATGCCCGCATGGTTGAAGGTGTATTTAACCAATTATTAGCCTGGATTTGCGAGTTAAATTTCAACGTGGATACGCTGCCGACATTTGAGCTTTACGAACAGGAAAGCATTGATAAATTACAAGCCGAGCGTGACGAATTATTGGCGGGTTTAGGCGTGCAATTCACCGAACAATACATCATGCGAACCTATGGATTTGAAGAAGGCGACATTGTAGTTACAGCACCTGAAAAAAGTGCGGTCAAAAATACGGCCGATTTTGCCGAGGAAATTCCTAAATCTATCGTGGAAACTATTGGGGAGCAGCTAGAAGTCGAAGGTGAACCCTTTGTGGAAGAATGGCTGCAAACCATCCAGGATAAGTTATCGCAAGCAGAAAGCCTGGAGGATTTTCGCAACCAGTTAGACAGTTTGATCCCTGAGTTGAGTTTTGCAGAATACGGCAAGGTGATGGCATGGGCATCAACAACAGCACACTTTGCTGGCCGTCAATCCGTTGAAGATGAGCGTAAATAAAATGAGTAAATTCACTTTTGAAGAGCAAGTCAAATATTTTGAGAAAAAACTCAATTTGCCTACTAATAGCTATTTAGACGTGCTGGGTGAAGAACACGACTACTTTTTTATGGTGGCCGGCGCAAACCGTAATGAAGTGTTGACAGCATTTCGCGAAGCGGTAGATGACGCCATCGCAAATGGTGAAACCTTAGAGGGATTTCGTAAGCGTTTTGATGAAATCGTGGCAAATACCGGCTGGCAATATAACGGCGGGCGAAACTGGCGCACACGGATTATTTACGACACCAACGTTTATGGGGCATATAACCGGGGGCGTTTGGCACAGCATTTGGATTTGGTCGATGTATTGCCTTATTGGGAATATCACCACCATGATAATGAACATCCGCGCGAGGAGCATATTGCGTTAGATGGCACAATTCTGCCGGCCACAGATCCGTTTTGGCGCTATTACTACCCAATCAAAGCGTACGGTTGCCACTGCACAGTATCAGCGCATGATGAAGACGACTTAGCCGAAATGGGTAAAACCGTGAGCCAATCGCCTGAAATCGAATGGGAAGAAAAACTGGTCGGTGTGCGTTCCGGCAACCCGCGCACAGTACGCGTGCCGAAAGGTTATGATGTAGGCTTCGCACCTTATAACTTTGAGCGTTTAACTCAGTCTCGCGATGTTGATGTGGACAAGTTGTTATTGCAAAAAATGACAAATGCCGAGCCGCATTTAGCGAGCCTGTTAATTGATGACGTATTGAAGAACCCGAAAGCCATGGTGTTATTAAACGGCGCGATGAAAGAAATGGTCGATACTGTCAGCCAGCAAAAAATCGCACGTGGCAATATGAAGTATGTGGGGACAATTCCTGAACCAGTATTAACTAAACTTGATAATTTAGAAAAAGCCCCGCAGAGCGCGGTAATCGCCGTGCGTGATGAAGATGTGCTGCATGCATTACGGGATACCAAACAAGCAAAAGGCATTAGCTTGCCGGTGGAGTTTTGGGAACAGTTACCAGAAAAACTGCGCCACCCGAAAGCAATCTTATTGGACGACCAACAAAAACAACCGACCCTGTTATTCGTTTATGAAACCGAACAAGGAAAAGTGGCAGTTAAAATGGACTATGAAATTAAGCTAAAAGACGCGTTGAGTGGGAAGAAGCTACCGCATAAATTGAACATGGTCAGAACTGCAAGTCGTTTAGAAGATTTAAGCTCGTTAGGACGGTTTGAAGTGTTATATGGGGAGTTGTGATTATTGCGGTGGTTTGCCTGATTCGAACAGGATAATGCGGGCTTATGCCAGGCAACCTTTCCAGTAGGAAACCCCCACCGCAATTTCACTATACGCCCAGGCATTATTTTTATCAAGAGAAAATTATGTTAAAGATTACCATTAACGATAATCAAGCCATTCAGAAATTGACAAGCATTGCAAATCAATTAGAAAAGCCACGTCAGCTGTATGGTTTGCTGGGCGAAACATTGAAAAAAATTCATGATGCCCGCTTTAAAGCTGAGATTGATCCAAAAGGTAATCGTTGGCAAGCGTTATCGCCACGCACGAAAGCGTTGAAAATGAAACGCGGTAAAAGCACAAAGATTTTACGCCAAGATGGTTACCTATCAGACAGAACCGCGTATAATTACGATAATGACCATGTTGAGTTTGGTAGTGACGCGAAATATGCGCGCCTACATCAATTCGGTGGAAACGCCGGACGTGGTCGTAAGGTTAAAATTCCAGCGCGCCCTTGGTTGGGTATCAACGAAAGTGACGGTCAAAAACTTCTGAAGAAATCCACCGCACTTTTACAACGACAAATTGACAAAAATTTAAAGTAAAAGCAAAAAATCAAAATAACGCCACAAATTCGCGCCACAGAGCTTTTATTTAAAATTAATGCAATTTATCGACCGAAAAAATTTAAATCGATTTGAAACGATTTGAACGCCATTTAAAGCGTTTTAAATTTAAAGATAAAGTGCATTTTAATCCCGCGTCAAAAATCCCTCTTTTATTCTTTCAACCACTTTAAAATTCAAGTCCGCATTTTTTCTCTATGCTAGCGGTATTCAAACGAGGATACCTTATGCAATTAATTGAGATTTTCAAAGCGGGTAAACGCACCGATGCAAATGGCTTAGAAGTGGAAATTACCACGGAAGATTTGCAACAAGCGGTTAACGCCTACAACGTAAACTTTCATGAGTCCCCAGCGGTGATTGGTCACCCTAAACACAACGCACCAGCGTATGGTTGGGTAAAACGCCTTGAATTAGACGGTGATGTATTAAAAGCCGAATTTGACCAGGTAGACCCTGAATTTGCCGAAATGGTAGATAAAGGGCGATTCAAAAAAGTCTCATCATCATTTTATTTAGCAGACAGCCCAAACAACCCTTGCCCTGGCAATTTGTATTTGCGCCATGTTGGATTTTTAGGCGCGATGCCGCCAGCGGTAAAAGGACTGCGCAACCCGGAATTTGCTGAAGACGAGCAAGGCGTGGTTGATTTTTCTGATTGGGCAGAAGCCAGCCTTTGGCGTCGCTTGCGCGATTGGTTTATTGGCACGCACGGCCAGGAAGAGGCCGATAAAGCCATCCCAGACTATCTCGTGTTAAGCGTGCAAGAAGAGTCCATCCGAAACGAATATAGACGTATCAACCAAGCGGAAGTCGGCTCGCCTATTCCTAGTTTTAACGAACCCACTTTAGAACAACCTTCAGAACCACAAGGAGAACCTGAAATGACCCCTGAAGAAATTGAACAGCTCAAGGCAGAAAACCAACAGTTGAAAGCCGAAAAAGCTGAAGCAGCACTTAACCAAGCCAAAGCCGACAATGCCGACTTTGCCGAGGGTTTAGTAAAAGCGGGCAAATTAGCCCCGGTGGCAAAACAACAGGCCATTGATTTGTTAAACCTCGGTTCAACAACTGCAGCTGGCGGTGTGGTTGAATTCGGTGAAGGTGAAAGCCTACACGGAAAAATCAAGGCGTTTTTAGAAGCGCAGCCCGCTATCGTTGAATTTAACGAGGTGGCTACAAAAGAAAATGCCACAACCGCAGAAGACGGCACGGTGGAATACGCCGAAGGCACAAGCGCTGAGTCCATTGATATGGACAAGAAAGTCCGCGCTTATATGAAAGAACACAATGTGGGCTACACAACCGCATTTAACGCAATCACTCAATAAGGAGCAAATGCATGACTGATTTATCAAAACAACGCGTAGTTGACCCGGTATTAACGGCGCTCGCACAAGGTTATTACAACGGCAACATGATTTCTGAAGTGTTGTTCCCTATCGCTGAAACGCAAAAAGAAGGTGGCAAAATCCCTACATTCGGTCGCTTAGCGTTCCGTTTACAAACCACCAAACGCGAGCTTCGCGCAGCATCAAATCGTTTAACGCCGGAAGATATTGGTTCATTGACTGTTGTTTTAGAAGAAAACGACATCGAATACCCAATCGACATCCGCGAAGTGAATGAAACCGAAGGTGTTTATCCATTACGCCAATATGCAACCGGTGTGACACAAGATGTCATCGCACTCGGTCGTGAAAAAGCTTGTGCGGACTTAGCTTTAAACGAAGCAAATTACGAAACCACAAACAAAGTGACCTTAAGCGGCACGTCTCAATTTACCGACCCTAGTTCAGACCCTATTGGTGTGATTAAAACCGGTATTCGTGCAATTAAACGCACCACTGGCCGTAAACCAAACGTTTGTGCAATTTCCGGTGACGTGTGGGAAGTGTTAAGCGAACACCCGAAAGTATTAGAAAAAATCAAATACGTGGCGACTGCCGTATTAACACCGGAAGACTTTGCAAAATTAATCAAAGTAGATCGTGTTGTTGTGGGTGAAGCGGTGCATGAACAAGCCGGTGAGTTAAAAGATATTTGGTCGAAAGCGATTGTGTTGGCTTATGTTGCGCCGGCATCAAAAGAGCAAAAACAAAATATCTACGAACCGTCATTTGGTTATACCGTACGCCGCAAAAACGGCTTATATGTAGATACTTACACCGAAGTGGGTGGCAAAGTTGAAATCGTTCGCACGACCGATATCAATAAACCATACATCGTGGGTAAATCTGCGGGTTACTTAATCAAAGGTTGTATTTAACCCCAATTTGAACCGCATTTAAACGCGATTTAAGTGCGGTTTAATTTCAACTTATTTTAAGGGTGAATTATGTCAGATAAACAAAAAACGGCATTTTTGGTCGCAGCGGCGATGGCAATTTTACACAACGGCAAGCGATATGAGCAAAACGATGTCATTGAGCTTACCGAAGAAGAAGCTGACAAGCTCGCGATTTACATTACGCCGGCTGAAACTAACGGCGAGCAACGCGCACAAGCTGAACAAACAGCTAGCGATGAATTAACCGCAGCTGAACAGGTTGAAAGTGATGCCGAAGAAGCGGCCGCTGAAACGACAGCGGAAGATCCAGGCGAAGAAGCGGCTGCTGAAACGTCTGAGGAAGAGCCAGGCGAAGAAGCGGACGAAACCACAAAATCAAGCAAAGGTAAAAACAAGTAATGTATATCACGGCACAAGATTTAGAAGATGTAATGAGCGAAAGTACGCTAATCGCCCTATCAAATGATACATCACGCGCAACTACCGCAAATCAGATGACATTGGATAAGGCTTGCGAATACGCCACGGAAACCGTGGACGGCTATTTGCGCTCGCGTTACGTCTTGCCATTAAGTCAAGTGCCGACCTTGGTACGCAATATTTGTTTGCAAATCGCACGTCATTGGTTGTATTCCCGCCGTCCTGACGGTAAAGGATTTCCGGACAATGTTCGCGAAACTCACGCACAAGCCTTGAAAGACCTGGAACGGATTCAAAACGGCAAACTGCATCTCGGTCTAACGGAAATCGGGAGTGCGACCGATGACAACTACCCAACCGCGCTGAAATTCAACACGCGCGCGCCACAGAAGCTCGATTTAACAGGATATTAATATGAGTGCAACGCTGCCGATTTTAGAAAGCATACAGCAACGGATAGCCGATAAAACGGACAAGTTCAGCATTGAGTTATTTCCTGACGATTTGGAGCACTACAATCTCACAGACGAATTCGGTGCTGTTTTGGTGCAATACGCTGGGTCGAAGTTTGAAAGCATCGACAGCGTGGATGTCATCCAGCAACGCCGAATGGTTATGGTTGCGCTTACTGTGATTGCTCGAAGTCAGCATAATGACCACGGGGCTATCGAAATGCTAGACCAGCTCCGCTTGGCAATAGTTGGATTTAGACCAACTAACTGCACAGCGTGTAGTTTAGTGAGTGAAGAGTTTGGCGGCGAGTCAGACGGTCTTTGGCAGTATCAGCTTTTGGTGCAGACCGAAACATGGCAAGTAGAGCTTTGCGAACCAAGCGATTTACCTAAATTTACCACCGCACGCTATCGCCGTGCGGATAAACATAATCCCAAACAACCATAGGAGAAAATTATGGCATTCCATCACGGGACGAAAACAATTCGCGTAGCAGGTGGTTCTGTTGCGGTGGAAACTGTCGACGGTGCAATTATTGGTATCGTTGGTACAGCACCTGTCGGCGCGGTGAATGAATTGACAGTGTGTCAAACGACCAAAGATTTTTCAAAATTTGGCGTAATCTTAGGCAAGGGCTTTACGCTTCCTGACGCGTTTGATGTTTTATCTCGCTATTCGGCGGGTAAAGTGTATGTGGTCAATGTTTTAGACCCGGCAAAACACAAAACAAGCGTTACCGATGAGGCATTAACGCAAGACGCCAACACCTTGCGCGCTAAAACCGCGCATCCTGGTCTTTTAAATTTAACCTTAAGCACAGATCGCCCTTTGACACTCGGTCAAGACTATGCGGTAGATTTGCAAACAGGTGAAATTACGTTAAAAGCAAAACACGAAACCTTAAAAGCGACTTATGAATACGCCGACCCAACAAAAGTGACGGAAGACGACATCAAAGGCGGCATTGATTCCGCAACAGGTAAGCGCAAAGGGTTTGAGTTATTGCGCGACGGCTTTAACTTATACGGTGCTGACGCGAAGATCTTAATCTGTCCTGAGTTTGATAAAACAGCAAGCTGTGCGGCTGCTTTAACAACACTCGCGGAACAGTTGAAAGCGGTGGCTTATGTGCAATTACCAAAAGGCACAACTCTTTCTGATGCAATCAAAGGCCGTGGCCCATTGGGTACAATCAACGCGTCTGCAAGCACTGAGCGCGCGCGCCATTTCTTCCCTTATGCTATCGGCTCAAGCAATACGTTAGAAAGCCTTGCGGTGCATGCAGCTGGCTTGCGAATGAAAACCGACACCGAAAACGGATACTGGTTCTCTACATCAAACCGCCAATTACAAGGGGTGATTGGTATGGAAATTCCACTGACTGCGCGTGTTGATGATGAACAATCAGAGACCAACCAGTTAAATGCGGTGGGCATTACAACCATTTTCAATAGCTTCGGTACAGGTTTCAGATTATGGGGTAACCGCTCATCAAATTATCCGACTGTAACGCATATCATCAACTTTGAAACCGCGCTTCGCACCGGTGACTTAATTGATGAAAGCATCCGCCGCACAGAGTTGCAATTTATTGACCGTCCAATCGACGATGCATTAATTGACAGCTTGCTTGAAACGGTAGATACCTATTTGCGTGCGCTTCCGAGTATTGTGGGCTACAGCGTAAGTCTTGATTATGACACTGATTTAGTTGATGAATTCAGCAAAGGTCACGTGCCGTTAGTGTATGAATACACCCCTAAACTTCCAGCGGAGTTGATTTCTAACAAGTCCGTCATGACCCGTAAATACTTAGTGAATTTAGTTTCACAACGCTAAGGAGTAAAAACCGATGAGTATTTCTATTAATCAAATCGTCAACGGCAACGTGTATATTAACGGCAACAGTCAAATGGGACGTGCGAACGAAGTAAAAATCCCTGACGTTGAGTTTGAAAAGGTTTCCCATAAAGGCCTTGGACTACATGGTGAAATTAAACTTCCGGCCGGTACGAACGCTATCGAAGCTGAAATTACCTGGGATAGCTTTTATCCGGAAGTGCGTGCGTTGTTGTTGAACCCTTATAAAAATTCACAGCTAATGATCCGCTCAAACCTCCAGGTGTTTGACTCACGCGGGTTGGCCGCTGAAGAGCCGATGGTGACCATTATGAATGTGTCAGCCAGCAAAATTGGTGGTACGGCGCAGAAAAATAAAGAGAATTCAGAGTTTGGTGATACGGTAGATGTTTATTCAATCAAACAGACCGTGGCCGGCAAAGAGATCTTATTTATTGATGTGCTTGCAAATATCTACCGTGTAAACGGCCAAGATGTGTTGCAAAAATACCGCACCAATATCGGTCAATAAAGGGGTGAAAACCTTTAAATCTATTTAAAATCATTCAACCGGTCAAAGTTGTATTCTCCTTTGTGAAGTTAAACAAATCGACTCACAAAGGAGTTTTTTATGTCTGAAACCATTCTTAAATTAGAGTTCCCTTTCCATGACGGGCAAGGAAACACCATCACCGAGTTAAAAATTCGCCGTCCTAAAGTGCGTGATATCCGCAAAATGACAGGTAAAACCGAAACCGAAATGGCGGTAAGTTTGCTTGCAATCGTCACAGGTTTAGTGCCTGAAGATATTGACGAGCTTGATATTGCAGACTTCCAAGCAGCATCAAAAATTGTTGAGAAAATGCAAAAGGGAAAGTAACCGCGGAAAGCCTTAATGCAGCTCTGGCAGACTTGGCCTTTTGGTTTGGATTCCAGCCAAGCGAGCTGGAAGAAATGACGCTTGATGAAGTTGAACGTTGGATTATTCAAGCGGAGCGGCAGATTAAAGCAAGGTACACAAAAGCCGCTGTTTAAGCGGCTTTTTGTTTAGTGTTTAAATAGGGTTTGAAGCGTGGCGAATAAGCCAAAAAGCGAGATGATAATTACTCTACACGAAAACATCACCAGGAAGCCGGCCAATATCCACGGTAGTGCAAACAAAAAAGCAGATACGCAAACAGAAACCCATGAGAGCGAGTTACTTTCTGAATAAAAAACTAAAAAATGATAAAGGCTGCCGAGATAGCTTAAAACAAGGGTGAGCAATAAAACAGCCTGTGTGTTTTCTACCAATTTTTCTCTTGTCATTTCTTCCTCCTTATTAATTAAACGGGACTATAAAACATGTCAAACAATCTAGCAATAGGATTAGTCATTACAGCCGGCGTGACAGGTGCGGTTAAGGGCATCCGTTCTGTTTGCAATAGTTTTAAAATATTGCAAGACCAAAGCCTTAGCACGTCTAAAAAGATGGGTGCGCTGGCTAAAACAGGAGTGGCTGGGTTTGCAGCGCTAGCTTCATCCGTTACAGCTACTATGGGGACTATTCGAGGGTTGGCCGACCCCGCAATTAAGTTTGAAAGCGCGATGGCCGATGTTAAAAAGGTCGTAAACTTTGACACGCCAGCTCAATTTAAAGAGATGGGCGACGATATTCTTAAACTAACCCGCACAATCCCTATGGCTGGGGAAGAAATTGCCGCTATCGTTGCAGCTGGCGGTCAATCTGGCGTGGCGCGGGAAAATCTACTCGGATATGCTAAGGACGCGGCCACAATGGGGGTGGCGTTTGATATGGCGGCTGGTGATGCTGGTGAAGCGATGGCGACTATGGCTAACGTGCTAGGTAAACCAATTACAGAGATGGCTCAATTCGGGGATGTGATTAACCACCTATCAGATAATGCCAACGCGAAAGCGAAAGATATTGTAAATGTCATTACTCGGGTGGGTTCTGATACACGAATGCTTGGGCTTTCCGAAAAGCAATCCGCTGCGCTAGGATCTACCTTCCTTTCAATGGGTAAAGCACCTGAGCTTGCCGCGCAAGCAGTGAAAGGTATGTCGTCATCATTTTTACAACTTAAAGCTGGTGAGCATGCGGAAGAGTTAAAGCAGCTAGGATTTACGACAAAAAGCTTCGCCGCTGCGATGAATAAAGATGCGCAAGGTGCGATTTCTTCTTTCATTGAAAAAGTGAAACAGATGCCAAAAGATAAACAGTATCCGCTTCTCGCCAAGATATTTGGTAAACAATATGCCGACGATGTATTGTTACTCGCGCAAAACACCGGGGAATACAACCGCCAGTTAGGGTTATTACAAGAAACCGATGAGCAAGGGAATTTAAAATATATCGGATCAATGCAGCGCGAGTTTGAAAACCGCAGTAACACCACGGAAAACAAGCTCACCAAGCTAAAAAGCAGCATTTCGGAATTGGCTACCAAAATTGGATCAGAATTTTTGCCGGTGATTTCTACATTTGTGGAAAATATCACGCCAGTCATTTATAGCATCACAAAATGGGTGGAAACCAACCCACAAATTATGGAATGGGTATTAACGATTGGCGGTGGTGTTGCAGCGGTTGTGGGCGGCTTATTAACGCTTCACTCTGCATTTTCTTTTGTGGCAGCCGGGTTGTTGCCGTTTATTAAGGCGGGAAAATTCCTGGGCGGCTTCTTAGGGAACGTTTTATTTTCCGCAATTAGCAAGCTGTCACTTGGGCTTGGCAATTTAATAGGCTACGTGATAAAAGGCGCAATGATGTTTGGAAAAGCGATCTTGATGATGAGTCGTGCCTTGCTTACCAATCCAATCGGGCTAATCATTACGGGGATTGCGGTTGCAGCGTATTTGATTTATGAGAATTGGGCTAAAGTCGGGCCATGGTTCTCTGAATTATGGGGCAAGGTTTCCGGGGTGTTTTCTAACGCCTGGAGCGGTATCACAAATTTCTGCTCAACCGCCTGGACAAATATCAGCAATTTCTTCACATCCGGCATCGGAAATATCACATCGGCCATTCTAAGCTGGTCGCCTTTGGCTTTATTCCAACAGGTCTTTTCTTCAGTACTTTCCTGGTTTGGCATTGATGTGCCAGCGAAATTTATGGATTTTGGCCGAAATATGATAGACGGATTAGTGAACGGTATTAAAAACGCCTGGGAAGAAGCGAAAAAGATTGTTTCCGATTTAGGCGACGGCATTAAGGGGTGGTTTGCTGATAAGCTTGGTATTCATTCGCCAAGCCGAGTGTTTAAAGGCTATGGTATGAATGTTGTGGAGGGGTTGGCGATTGGGATGGATAAATCAACATCCATCGCAGAAGCGGCGTCAGATAACCTTGCGGGGGCTGTGGGGTTAAATGGTGTGACCCATAACACAGGCGTTCTTGCCAATTATCAGCCACTCAATCGTGCGGACGTCATGCCACAAGCCGCTGGGGCTGCCAATAGTGTGGTGGTGAATTTTAACCCGACAATCAATGTCAATGGCGGTTCAAATGGTGACGGGAACGGCGTTTTAAACCAGGTTCAACAAGGCTTAAAGATGAGTTTAAGCGAGTTTGAAATAATGTTGAAGCGCGTGTTAGACCAACAACAACGGAGAGCATATTAATGTATTTTATGTTAGGAAGTGTGGTGTTTGAGCCTGTTGATTTAACTGACTTCAACGAAACCCATGCCGCAGATTTCGCAGAGCATGCGGTCTTAAAAGGAAAACCTCGCTTGCAAGCCATGGGCGAGAAGCTCACAGAGCTTAATTTTGCAATTCGCTTGCATCATACGCTTGGCGGGGTTGAACGTCGCTACCAGGAATTGTTAGGGGCAAAATCAAAACAAGATGCGCTGCCATTGATTATTGGTCGTGGGAAGTATAAGGGCAATTTTGTGATCACCGATATTTCATCTGTCACCTTGTTTACAGATAAGTTCGGGAACGCTCTATGTCGCGAGATGAATATTAACTTGCGGGAATTCGTAGGCGATATTGAAGACAACCCTTTAGGCGCAGCATTAAATATTGGTGGAAATTCCTTGCTCGGGTCTATTTTACCGGCTGGTGCGGTAAAGGCATTATCCCAGGTAAAAGAAACTGTGCAAAAAGGCGTAGAATTATTTAATCAAGGACGACAAATTGTTGACAGTGTTAGAGATGCCGTGGCGGTTGTTCGCCAGCTATCTGATGACCCAGCGGCCGTATTGGCATATTTACCCGGGGTTTTAAAAAATCTTGATGGGGCGATTGGTAATTTTGGCGAGCTTACCGGAATGAGAGATTTGCTGGAAGGCGTGCATAAAGTGCTGCCAGCGGCGAGCGATTTAGTCCGGGAAAGTGCTGGGATTTATGAAGATTTAATGTCTATGAAAGATAGCCTAACGCTAGGGATACAATCTGTGGGATCGGATTGGGATAGTTGGTTTAAGCCCGCTGATAGCGCACTGAGCGATATTAATGAGCGGGTTGATAACGCAGCTGCACCTGTGGCAGAAATGACAGCCTGGGTTGTTTTACGCAAAGATGAGGACGTAATTGATGACACAACAGACCGTACTTAAACATACCGTAAAACAAGGGGAGCGTTGGGATAACCTTGCCTATTACTACTATGGCAACGCATTGGACTTTGAACGCATTATTAATGCCAACCCACATATAGGATTATGCGAAGTGCTGCCAACAGGCGCGACGGTTTATATCCCGGTGCTAAATATTAAGCCTACAAATAATGAATCAATGCCACCGTGGTTGAGAGGGAATAATGAATAGTAACGTGCCAACCCCTGATTTTTCCATTCTATACGAAAAAACCAATATTACCGCTGATATTGAGCCGCACTTAATTGAGCTGGCGTACACCGATAACCTTGAGGGAGAATCGGACGAGCTAACGCTAACGTTTGAGGATGTTAGCGGAAAATGGGTTCGCCAGTGGTATCCAACACAAGGGGATAAATTAAAGGCGGCTATGGGTTACAAGGGGACGCTGCTTGCCGACGTTGGCGCGTTTGAAATTGACGAGGTGGAATATAACTACCGACCTTCGTATATTCAAATCAAGGCGTTGAGTACAGGTATTGGGAAGGCTAATCGCACGTTAACACCTAAAGCCTATGAAAACACAACACTCAAGCAAATAGTGAGCATTATTGCCGAAAAGTTAAAGTTAAAAGTAGTGGGGACAATTAAGGCTATCCCGGTGAAGCGTGTGACACAATATCAAGAGCGCGATGTTGAGTTTTTAGCAAGATTGGCCAGAGAGTATCACCACAGCTTTAAGATAGTGGGGGATCAGCTTGTATTCACGGATAAAGATGAGCTAGGCAAAGAAGAAGCCGTGGCAGCTCTTGAAGAGCGAGATACGATATCTATTACGTTGCGCGATAGAATCAAGGATACCGCCAAGGAAGTTGACGTGAGCGGATACGATGCTTCGGGGAAAAACGTCATCAAGAAGCGCAAAAAAGCAAAGCCGCTGCGCGAAAAGATGAAACAAGCCCAGGCGGCAAGTGGGGACACGTTGAAGATTGTCACCCGTGGGGAAACCCAGGAGCAGATTGATGCGCGTGCCGATGCCGCGTTGGCCGAGCAAAACGACGACCAAACAGCGGGGAATATCACGCTAGTCGGCAATCCTAAGCTCGTGGCCGGCAGCACAATATTGCTACGCAACCTTGGTATTTTTAGCGGGAAATATTTGATAAAGTCGTCCAGGCATAGCATTACCCGTGGTGGTGGCTATACCACAAGTATTGATGTGCGTATGCTAGAGTTTATCCCGGATGATTTGCTTAGCACAGGCGCACTAACGGAAAATCAAGCGAGGGAATAAATGAAAACGCATGACTTTGGGGCAACTTATCAAGAAGGCATTATTTCGGCAGTTGATGCCGCGAACCATAAAGTGCGGTGTAAAATTCCAGCGCTTGAAGATTTAGAAACAGCCTGGTTGTCTTATTTAACCCATAATGCTGGCGGTAATCAGTTTTATTGTTTGCCTGATGTTGGCGAATTGGTGGCTTTATTACTTGATGCGCGCGGGGAAGGTGGCTGCGTATTGGGGGCTATTTACAACGAGAAAGACACCACGCCAGCGAATGATAGCAACATGTGGGTGAAAAAGTTCACAAACGGTACTGTGATTTCGCACAATCGTAAAACAGGCGAGATTAATATCAATACAAGCGGCAGCGTTACCGTAACGGCGGGCGGCGGTGTAACAATCAATGCTGATACGTCAATCAATGGAAAACTAGCAGTGTCGGGAAAAATCACGTCCAGCACGGAAGTATCTGCTCCAAAAGTTAAACAAGGCTCTATTGAGCTTGGCTCTCATAAACACCCAGGCGACTCCGGCGGTAAAACAGGCCTTCCGGAATAGCCCACATCTTTAAATCGCTTTAAAAGCACTCTTCAGCATAGCCTTGTATCATCAAGGCTATGAACACACAAAGCACTCTTATCACAACACACTGGCAGATTGCACCTAACATTGAAAATCAAGTTGTGCAAGGTATTGATGACATCCATCAATGTATTGTCCACATCCTTTCAACAATGAAAGGAACAGATGTGTTGCGACCTGAATTTGGCAGTGATCACTTTCAATATATAGACCAACCGGAAGATATTGCAATTCCAAACATCGTGCGCGAGGTTACGCTAGCACTTCAGCGTTGGGAAAAAAGAATCAATGTTGACTCAGTTAATGTAGAAGGGACTGCCCCGCACTTTGAATTTTTAATTTTTTGGTCACTTACAGAAGACGTGCATCGTGAAATTTATACCACGAGGATTACCGGATGAATAGAAATGAAGTGAAAGTCGTAGACGACAATGTTGAGAGCATTTTAAGTGAAGCGATTTCGCAGTATGAAAAACGCACCGGGAAAATCTTACAACCAGCGCACATTGAACGTTTGCTTATTAATGTTTATGCCATGCGTGAAAGCTTGGCGAGACAAGGCGTTAATGAGGCGTTTCGTCAAACATTCCCGCAATTTGCCACTGGTCTTGCGTTGGATTTATGCGGTGAAACGTTTGGCTGTTATAGATTACTCGAACGTCCGGCGCGCACCATTTTGCGTTTTAGCATTAACGGCGAACATCCGTCTGTAGTTATTCCAAAAGGCACGCGAGTTTCGGTCACTGATGACATTGAATTTGTCACGCTAAATGATGATGTGATCACCCCGCTTATATCTTATGTAGAAATTGAGGCGGCTTGTAACAAGCCAGGCACGGTGGGTAACGGCTGGGAGCGTGGACGAATAAAAACGATTAAAAGCGAAATTAACTTCGCTGGCGAAATAACTGTCACTAATATTGATGTGCCAAGCGGTGGTTTATTACGCGAAGAAGATGATCCATACCGCGCTCGAATTCTTGCTGCGCCGGAAGCGTTTACCAGTTGTGGCTCAATCGCCGCGTACGATTATCACACCCGCGCCGTCTCACAAGATATTGCCGATGTCAATGTATCGACTCCACGCGGTGGGCTTGTCCGAATCACGGTATTAACCAAAACAGGATTGCCTGACAGCCGTCTTTTAAATGATGTGAAGCAATATGTCGGCCCCGAGCGCCGTCGACCATTGTGCGATACGGTGGAGGTTATTGCACCAACTAAGCGAGATTATCAAATCACCGCGACATTAACATTGCTCGAAGGCTATCGTGAAGACGTGGTTAAGTCCAAGGCGCGCGATGCGTTACAGCTTTACCTATCAGACAAAACGAAAAAACTTGGGGTTGATGTTGTGCCATCGGCAATTATTAGCGCACTGCGCGTTGAAGGCGTGTATGACGTTAATTTAACTGCACCAGCAAAAATTGTAGTCGGTGAAACGGAATGGGCAAACTGCACGGGGATTAATATAGAGGCCGCCCAGGAGCGCTCTAATGGCTAATTTAACGTATGCGGATGTAATTGAAAGAGAAGCAAAATATAAAGCGCTGGCCGACCTAAGCCTAGGCTTGAATAAACTCGAAAACAGCAAAGTGATGACAACTCTGGTCGAGTTAATTGATGATAGTTTTATCTCTTTGCTTGCTGAAAAATGGAGCGTGACGGGTTATGACGGGGCGTTTATCGCAGATAGTGATAGCTCTAAACGGAGCTTAATTCGCATCGCGATTGAACTCCATCGATATAAAGGCACGCCGTGGTCAATTCGCGAAGTCTGCCGCCGGTTAGGATTCGGCGAGATTGAGATTGACGAGGGGTTAAAAGCGCGGACTTATAATCACAAGTTTGTTCAGACCATACCGTTAAGTGATAAATGGGCTTATTACGCTATCAGACTTAACCAGCCAATCTCAAACGAACAAGCGGCGCACTTGCGCAAAGTGTTGCGTAATTTTACCCCGGCGAGATGCACGTTAGCCGTGCTGGATTATAAATCAGTGGCATTATTATACAACAATAAAGTGCGATATAACGGCACTTATAACCACGGTTCAAACTAGATTTAAAGCTAATTTAAAGGACAGTTATGGCAAATTTAAAAGAACAAGACAAATGGGAAGACGGAGTCTATCAAATTGAAGAAAACGACCCTGTGCTTGGCGGTGAGAATGGCATTACAAATAAACCCATTAGACAGTTGGCCAATCGCACATCCTGGCTTAAAAAGGCTTTAGAGTTATTGGGCAAAAAGTCTGCGCCGAAAGATTTGACCGCAGATAGCACAAGCTCAACTCAAGCTGACGGTCATACACATGCGCTTCCAAGTGCATCAACTACGGAGAAAGGTGTTGTTAAGCTAAACTCAGCAACTAATAGTATATCAGAAACCGAAGCAGCTACGCCGAAGGCGGTTAAGGATGCGTTTGATAATGCTAACAATCGTGTAAATAAAGCTGGCGATACGATGACAGGCGCTATGTCATTTAAGCAAGGTGATTACAGTGGTATTAATTTATATAACAATAATGGGTATTACTTGCGACTGGAAGGCAATAATCACACTAACGACTATATGCTTACTGCGGTATATCGTAAGCCAAACGGTGAAAACGTAGCAGTGGTAACTTTGCCAAAAAGAGATGGTACGATCGCTTATGTTAATGATGTCGTGCGCAAAACTGGCGACAGCATGAAGGGCACACTCACATTTACCGGCGCAACTGAAAACTATTATATCGGAAATTACTCATGGCGTATGCCAATTAAGTTTTCGGGCGATACGTTTATCGGGAACGAAGTCACCGGAATTGGATTTAACAACAATGGGACATTAAATCTCGGCGGCCGTAAAAATAGCCCTGAATTTATCGCAACGATTGACAGTGAGGGGATTTATACCGGTGGTGTTATGCGTGCTACCGGACATACCGCGAAAGAATATGGACAGGGTGCATTTGCCAATCAATGGGACGACAAAAAAGCACCGTATGTGGTACACAACCCCAATGCCAACGGGCAAAATATCTATTATCCCTTTATCAAGGGGTTTAACAGTAATGGCAATCTATATGGCACGGCATTTAGCTTTGGCTATATGACCTCTGGGACAATCAACCAATTTGGCAGTGGCGCCATCCATTTAATTACGGATAACGGCGGCGGAAAAATATGGTGGTTTGGACACGATGGGGCATTACGGGGAGATGATTTTGTCACGAATGACGGCAAACGCCTCTCAGACTTACCTAAAGAACGTCTTATTTGGCAAGGGTCAACGGATAATCAAATTACAGTTAATGCACAAGTTAGCAAAGGCGTATTATTTGTACTAATGGACACTCCCCATGGAGCAAACGCGAATCGCCCAATTTGGTTCAGCGCGCCAATCGAACAATGCCACGACACACGCATCGGCGAATACGATACAGGCGGAACCGGTGGTGATTATAACTATGTCACTCTCGCGTTGTTACATCGTAATGGTAACAATATCACTATCACCCCACAAAGTGACGGGCGCAACCCAAGACTTAAAAAAGTCGTCGTATTTGGTTAACTTAACTAAGGATAAAAAATGAAAGTGTATTTTTTAAAAACAGATATTAGCCAATATGTTATCTATCCTGTCCCCGAAGATGAATCATTGTATTTTGTGCTAGACATTGACTCGGATGAAGAGTTAGCGCAAAAAACACAGGTATTACATAAAGGCAAATTAGTGTTAGTGGACAAACAACCCACCCCCGCTCACGAATGGGATGGTAACGCATGGGTAATTCCACCCGAAAAACTAACTGCACTTTTAACGGATAAGCGTAACAGCTTAACATCACAAATTGACAATCATGCAGCAAAAATCTACAGCACATGGACACGATTTGAAAGTGAGTACCGTGAGCGTCAAGCCGCCGCAGAAGCGTTTAAAGCCGCGAATTATGAGGGCGACTGCAGCCGATATATTACAGACTTTGCCAAGCGCGCGGGGTTAAATAACCAAGCCGCAACAGATTTGATTTTGGTGCAAGCGGCCGGTCTTGAGAAACTACAGGTTGAGCTTGCAAACCAACGCATGCGCAAATATGAACTTAAAGTGCCAGGATTGACAATCGAAAAAATGCAGTCAATCCACGATGACATCATTAAACAAATGGATGCATTGATGGAGGCTTATAACAATGGCTAACCGTATTTATCTCGCGTTTTATAAGCATAAACGCAGCTTTTTAAAAGAGCCATTAAAAGCCGTAGCTGATGCAGTAACGCGATTTTTTACAAAAGGGAAATACTCACACTGCGAGATAGCGATTGAGCGCATGGAATTCGTCCAAGGCGATCATTATGAACATGTTACGGTTTTTGATTGCTATTCAGCGTCTGTGCGCGATGGCGGCGTGCGATATAAGCAGATTGATTTGTCTGACACCGGCAAGTGGGATTTGGTTTTGCTTGATAACGTAACAGAAGCACAGATTAAATCTTATTACAACCGCACGTCCGGCGCTAAATATGACTGGTTGGGCGCGTTAGGTGTTGTGCTTGGGATTAAACAAAAACGAAGCAAATATTTTTGTTCGGAATGGTGCTTTAACGCAATTTATAACAGCGAAGAAGGCTGGCGATTTAGCCCAAACCAACTTGCAGCGATGGTGCGTAAAAATGGATAAGACAACGATTAACCTTTACCGTGGTGATGACGAGGAATGTATTGTTCGCCTGTTTGAAAAGCAGCGAGATGATAAATTAAAGCCTCTCGATTTAAGTGAGATGGCGCGCTTTGATTTATGGGCTACAGTCAGAAACAAGCCTGTGCTAACACTATCATCCACAACAGGTGAAATCGAAGTTGTAGATGCCCCAGGCGGCGTTTTAAAAATTACGTTTAGTCACAGTTTAACAAAAGACGCGACGTGGTCTCAAGCGGACTATGATTTACAGGCGGTATCTAATAAAGGACGAGTTAAAACGCTAATCCAAGGCGGCCGAATTAACCTCAAATTTGATGTTACACCTGATATGAAAGAGGCGCGGAATGGATGACATTGTTGCAGTGGTTGACCCACCCCAAGAAATAGTGGCGGTAGTCGAAAAAGGTGAAGTTATATATCAAAGTGACGACGACTTACCAGATTTATTAACCATTTATGAGTTAGCCAAAATATAGGAGCACTATGGAAAATCAAAACCATAAAAAAATAGTTGATGCAATCAAGGCCATCGGCGCGGATTATAAAAGTCTGCATGAGGCAATATCTGCAATTCAAACTCAACAAGGCAGCGGAGAACAAGCTACGCTCACTAAAATTAACGAGTTAATTAGCCAGGCAGAAACACGTATTTTAAATAAAATTAAAGGCGGTGAGCTTTCTGAAGATTTAGATACGTTGTTTGAAATTGCGGCCAAAATTGGAGAACTTGTGTCAGATAAGTCTGTTCGCGAAGCTCTAACTAGCACTCTGCAAGAGATCAAAACTAACGTTACAAATCTTCAAAGCTGGCAAACAGAAATGGATAACTTAGACCTAGTGGGTGAGTACAATAAAGCTAAGGCATCATAATGGCGCTAAAAGAACAACTGACAAGTCTCATTCCTTTAATTGCTCAAGATGTTAAAGATAAAGGCAGTTCGTCCGTGTTAATTCAAGGCAACGGGAGACCAGATAAACCTGACACAACAAGGTTTCTTAATGGGTCTAACGTTTATGAAAATAAGATTAAAGGTAATGAGCCAAACGGAACTTTTTATAACTCAACAAACGGTGCAGGCGTTGGAGCATACCTATGGCAAAAGCAAAATGGACAGTGGACTGTTATATCGGGTGATACAGGTATTAGACGACTATCTAACATTTCTGTAAATATTAAAGAAGGGGCTATTCATTTAAGACGAGTGAATAACAGAGTTGAGTGTTCTTTCTATGCGGGGCGTTGGGACACTATTTCTTTTTACGGGAGCAGTAATCCTAAATTCACGAGGAAAAATCACGCCAAGCGAATGGATATTTTACCCCCTCCGAGAATACCAGTTGGCTTCCGTACACGCACGCCTATTATGCTTCCGTTTTATAGCGATGACGGCGATGAAATTGCTACTGTATATGTTGCTAGTATAGGCGATAGAGCTTATATTGAGTTAAGATTTAGGGATAAAGTACCAACAACAGACCTTGATTATATGCGTCTTCCAGTCGTCAGTTGGATAACTGACGACCCATTCCCTGATACTTTGCCTTAATTAAATAAAATGCTGTCAATTTTTGCTGCGGTTTACAAGGAATAATAATGACAAACAAACAAACAAACAAACAAACAAACAAACAAATGGAGTGTACTATGTTTAAACAAGCACCACTACCGTTTGTTGGGCAAAAGCGAATGTTTTTAAAACACTTCGAGGAAGTATTAAACGCCAACATTACGAATGATGGCGATGGCTGGACTATCATTGATACATTCGGCGGTAGCGGTTTATTAAGCCATGTAGCTAAACATCTCAAGCCTAAAGCACGCGTAATCTATAATGACTTTGATGGATACGCTGAGCGATTGATGCATATTGATGACATTAATGCGCTTCGCGCACAGCTTTACGCGGTAGTTGGTAACGCTACGCAAAAAAACAAAAGATTGACGAAGGATTGTAAGGCAGAATGCATCAAAATCATTCAGAATTTCAAAGGTTATATTGACCTGAATTGTCTAGCGAGCTGGCTTCTATTTAGCGGCCAACAAGTGGCAACATTAGACGACTTATTTCAGAACGATTTTTGGCATTGTGTTAGACAGTCTGATTATCCGAAAGCGGATGGATATTTAGACGGGCTTGAGATTACGCGCGAGTCATTCCACACGCTTTTGCCTAAATTTAGCGGCGACCCTAAAGCCTTATTCGTTCTAGATCCACCATATTTATGCACTCGTCAGGAAAGCTATAAACAGGCGACATACTTTGATTTAATCGACTTCCTCCGATTAATCAACATTACTCGACCGCCTTATATTTTCTTCAGCTCAACGAAGTCGGAGTTTGTGCGGTTTATTGAGTATATGGTAGAAGATCAGGTTGATAATTGGGAGGCTTTTTACAACTCCAAGCGCGTTGTTGTTAAGGCTTCAGCAAGTTATTCCGGGAAGTACGAAGATAACATGGTTTACAAGTTCTAGGGCTTAAAATTTAAACGCCCTTTAATGATGATTTAAAGGGCGTTTTTATTTCTCAAAATTCGTGGATTTTAACCGCTAAAAATGAGAAACTTGAAGTGTTTTAAATTTCTCACATTTAGCGGTTACGTTTCTCAAAATTCGCGAACGGCAACACCCATTATCTAACACACGCTTAATAAAATCTAGGCATTTTCAATATAATTTATGTAAATGTATGTAAATAAATTATCCTA